GGCCATCCGGTGAGCGTTGGAGTAATCGAATTCAGGCTAAGGTACTGCACAATTTCCGCGAACTTCCCAGGGTTGTTCAATAGTGGAGTGCCGAAAAGTGACATCTCTAGCCACTTTTCATAAAGGTTGTCAGTAAAAGCGGTCATCTGCTATTGTCCTTTCGAGACATCATTAAGTTGACACATAAGGTCCATATTAGTCGGATTAGTCCAGTCAGCTTTAAGTAGGCCAAATCCTTCCCTGGCCCCTTCCGCCTCTTTCGGGACATTAGTTGTAGGCTGGTGCCCAACATGAGCTGTTCCATCTAGAAGCCACCAGCATACATCTAGATCGCGTTCGCGTGCATATGTAAAGAAATTCCCGATCCACGTCGAACCCAGAACCAGAGGATTACCGATGTTGACGCCAAACTCTCCGATCCATACCGGGGCGATATTGTCACGGACGAGATAACCGCCGTTAACATCCATCGCGGCCTTGTAATCGGCATAAGCCATACCAGCAGTATGAAACCAGGAATAGTCGTGCATCGAGTAAACTGTCTTGTTCGCCAGCATGACAGGCTGAGATGCTGCATTCCTTAGATTCGTGGCGTAACTAAGACCTTCACAGAAAAGCAACGCTGTGGGGTCAACGCTGTGAATCATCGTCCCAGCCTTTTCGTAGGCTAGGCGGAAATCAGTTTTAGAATTCCTGTCGCCCCACGATGGCTTGTATAGCACACCACCAGTGGTTGTATTTCGCGGCTCGTTCTTTAGATCGTAACCGATGACTAGCGGGTTATCCTTAAATGTGGTTGCCAGCTTAACCCACCCGTTGTAAAATTTTGATTCAGGCCAGTTAGAATTCCACCACAAACCGTTACCATCTACATCAGCGCAACATACGCCAGGGAAAAGAAGGTGACAATTAGGAATCACCATAATGCCATGATTCGTCATAGACTTGACACAAGCCTGATACACCTGAAATGGGCTAGCGCCGTGAAGATCTGGGTTAGCCTTAATGAATGTATCTGACACGGGGGTTGATACGTCGAACATCTTAAGGGCGAAGGTGAAGCGAATCGAGTTAAGGCCATACGATACAATCGTATCGGCAATCTGATCACGGTGTCGAAGATGAAGACCACCGGGAATCATGAGATCATTGTGAGCGTTCCAGTTTGCACCAACTAGCTTTACGCGCTGGCCATCGGAATCAACGATGTTCCGCCCATTAACAGAAAGTGGTGGCGTAACCATAACCCTCCAATTCGTAGTTCTTTAGAGCCACACGGAAGGGCTGGGCCGAAGCCCAGCTCAACCGAATGATTCCAAGAACCAAATACGACTTAGAATCCAGACGGAGCAACAAGAGCCGCACCGTTGATCTTCTGAATCGCGTTCGCGTAACGCTGGTACGTGTAAGCGAAGTAGCCGTAAACCACGAGCAGGACTCCAAGAGAAGCCGCCGCAGGCTGTTCGGCACGGATGTAAACGGGCTGGCCCTGATCCTCCCAAAGATGACATTCGACCTGGGGAACCACGAAAATGTGGTCCTGGGTACCACCCGTAGGGGCACCAGCCAGAGCCGTAGTAGTCACGTTGGCATCAGTTACAACCAGCATACCGTTAGGCATAACACCAGAAGCGCCAGCAGCATACGGTGTGGCATTGTTAGTACCAACCGCCTGCGGGTCAGCGCCAGGCTGCGAGAACGCAGGCCAGGTGCTAGTCAGAAGTGACTGGAGCCAGAACCAGCGGCGAGGGTGCATAACGACGTGAGTCGGATGCGCCATTCCGCGAGTGGCAGTATCACTCTGCGACGCGGCACCCATAATAGCTGGGTAAATCGTCGCCAGGTCGGCAGTGGTAATGGCGGTAGTGGCGTTACCCACTGCGTCAAGACCAGTAGTGGCCTGGTTAAGCAGAGCGCTGTCGAGGCTAGTCGCGTACTGACGGAAAAGGTCCTGCATAACAACGTCTTCAATTCCAGTGCCACGCTCAATTGCCTGGCGAGAAATTGTCTGCTGTCCAGCAGCGGTCTGAACGTTGAAGGTAAGCAGGGTGTCGTCCATCGCAGTAGCAGAAACTGCGGTCGATTCAGACGCCTGTAGCGCTGTAGTCGAAGCAGTAGTGATACGTGAGATGTTCAGAGACATACCCGAAGCAGGGAGAGGGTGAGAGTTGCAGATATCAGCGAACGGACGCAGGTTTGCTACGGCCGGTGCCACCATGTCAACAAGATACTGCGGAACAACCAGACCAGTGAAAGCCGAAGTACCGACTTCACCGACACGCAGTTCCATACCCTGCTGAGAACGGTCAACCTGTTCCTCACGCATGTGCGACTGTAGACGACCAGCGGCGCGAACGTCGTTAGTCGTGAACTGGCGAACAATGTCATTCAGGAACATCTTACCAACAGGGTCATTGCCCTTGTTGTAAGTCCTTTCCTCACGACCGACGCTCACCGAAGCGGTACGAGCGGTGCGGTCCTGCTGCGGAAGTCCCGCAGGCGTAGTAGCGTGGGTCAGGTCATCGTCAGTACGAGCTTCATCGGCCTGTACCTGACGTGCCTTAGCCAGCTTACGCTGAATGGATGCCTGATCAACGCGAGCATTCTGTACGGTTTCCTTGAGCGAGTCAAAGCGTACATCCTCATCGTTGGTCAGGTCCGTGCGCATTTCCTGCTGAGTGGTAGCCAGAATAAGCTCCATCTCCTTGCGGGCGCGCATTTCCCGCTGCTGAGCCGCTTCCAGCTCAATTTCCATGGAAGCGACGAGTTCCTTAATATTCATGAGAGCGAATACCTTTCGTTACTTGTCCCATATTAAACCTTAATAGACCTTTTGTTTATTAAGGGATTGAACGCGCATTCGCTCTGATTTGCGTGTATGTCGTTCAGAATGCTGGTATGATCAGTACCAGCAACGGTCTGATTACCGTCAATAAAGTAAGCGGTCTGATTGCCACTTCAAAAATTAGATATCTGCGGACCGCGCAAGCTGATCAAGTTCCTTGCGATAGTCCCGGTTAAGCGCCTTGAGTTCGCGCATAGCCGCACCCGCCGAACGGGTATGGGTAGCCTTGGGAGCCTGCGCCAATTCTTCTTCGGCCTCATCTAGAACGCGCTGGGCATCTGAGTGTGCCTGCGCCACGTTGGCATACATTTCTGCATTGCGCTGGATAAGCGACTCGGCAGCTTCCCGGTATTCGGGAAGAATCTTCGCCGCATCGCCGCGCCTGTGTACCCGGTTAAGAACTTCACGAACGACAACTTCCGGCATTCGTTCCAGATCCTCAAGCCAGTCAGCAGCACGAGCTGCAATACTCGTGAATGGGTTAGCCCCGTAGTTAACCGCCGAAACATCACCGCGATTAATGTTAAGCTGCTTGAGCGTTAGCTGCGTGTAATCGTCATCCCACACATGATCTTCAATGCGGAATGCAAACGACATTTCATCAACGATCTCATCATCAATAGCCGATGCCAGATCCTTAACATCCTGCCTTTCAGCATTAAGCCAAGCCTGAATGTGCATACCTGTCGTGTCGCTGCGCAGAACCAAAGTTGGATTACCGCTGCGTGACCTCGACCGCGCCATAGCCACACCCTTGTGGTTTACCAAGAATGCTACGTCGGGTGTCTGCGAAAGAGAACGATCGAGAGAATGCTGATCAACCACTTCTGTGTAAGGGCCAGCCATATCCCACATTTCATAACCACGGTTGTAAACAGTGGCATATCCTTCTACTTCGTAGACTGAACGATTATCCTGCTTAACATACTTGCCGCGCAGTTCAGACGGGAATCCGCGCTCACGCAGTACTCCCCCAGGAACCTCACGATAGTGGTTGAGACGATAGTTACGCATTTCGTCAAGAGCGCCGATGCGGCTCTTTTCCACAGTCTGAATCTGCTCCATCAGCTTGTTAAGTTCCGTTTGTGCTTCTGACCTATTCGTAAGGCCATCAGTTTGAGAGATACTTGACAATGCAGCCCGCACGCCAGCAGCGTTAGGCGGGCTTGATGGGGAATAACGGTAAGGGAGCGCGTACGATTCACGATTGTTCGGATCGCCCGCTTTCCTAGCCGCGCAAATACCCTGGTAAAATGCTGCGGGATCATCCGCGCTTGCGCCTGCCGCCCACGCCTTGCCAGCGTCCCACTTGCTAAAATCAATAGTAGCCATTTAGAATTTTTCCTTTCACCGTGGCTCATTATGGAGTGGAGCCGCTAGACGGTGGGGCTTTCTTATCTCCACCAGTGTCGATTTGGTCACCGATTGCAGGATTAACATTCGGGTCTTCCGGGTCGCCCGGCAACATAGCCGAAGCCTTACCGTGGACAAGTCCTGCCTTGAAGTATTCCTCGTACATTGCGTCAGTTGCCGGATCGCGGCCGAATACGGCCCTAGCTTCGGTTACTGTAATCGCACGGGAATCGATCTGAGTCTTAACCCATTCGGCCCTTGTCACAGGGTCCATACGCATAAGATAGTCGGTGTCAAACTCAAAATACCTCGGACGCGGAAGCATATCGGTGAGCTTCGATTCGCGACGAGTAATTGTTGGTCCCAGGTGCATAACCAGGAATTGCAGGTTACGCTGAATGATGTTGCTGTAGGTGATGTGAGATCCACCAGATAGAATCGCGTCAATAACATCCGCAGGTACATTGAAGAACCGGGAGACATCGACGCTGTTGAGCTTTGCGCCCTCGATCCAGTCATTAGACGCACCTTGCGCGGCCAGAAGTGTGTATTCCCAGTCGTTACCGTGAATGAAAGGCTCATCCAAAGACTGTGATGCACGCCATGATTCCGCGACAACTGCCGCTTCCTTATCGTTAATCTTCTTCTGGGTATTCTGCAAGCTGGCGCGTGGTCCCTGCCCTGATGTAAAGAACTCGGTAGCAAATTGCTGAATGGACGTGTACTGCCCAAGGGTGTAAGCCGCGTACGTAACTGGGCTCAAGCCAACGGGCAGGCCCGCGACCGTGTACTGCTTTTCATGCCAGATGTATTTCGGATCGTACTCAACGCCGTTAATGCGGTAGTTAGTGATCGTCATGCCCTTAGCATTGATGACTACGGACGAGCTTGGTACCAGCTCAATATCAGCGGGTGTCCTAGTTCGTTCATCCCAGCTCTGAATAATACCGATTGCGTTGCCTGTGCGATCCAGCTCTACCTGACTTGAATAAAGGAAATGCAGAAAGTCAATTCCGGTCATCAGTGGAGTTGGTGATGCGTCAATCTTGAAAGGCACCGCAACATCGGGTAGATTCAAGGTGCTGTAAACTCGCCAGGGCAGCGTAGAAATCAGGTCAGCCCTGATTCGGATAGCTGCCCATACTGCGGAGTTACGCATAGCGGTATCAAGCGTGATACCTTCTGCGCCACCGCCAGCCCCATTATTGTAGATCCTGCGGGGAATTAGGTCAGACGATGAAGAAACTCCCCACAAGGGGGTGTTACTTACGCCCGTTCCTAGTGAGCCCCTTTCCTCTTTACTTCGGAAAACTAGTCCCATATCATCGCCTCATATCGATAGCAGCCAGAATGATAAACAGTCCCCACAAGATACCACCAGCCGGGCGGTAAATAGCTGCTACACTGAGGGAGACAATTGCAGCGCCAATGGTTACCAGCACTGCGGCACCATTAAACTTACGGGCGAAAAACTCCTTAACATATGCACTGACGCCAATACGAACCGTAGTAGCACGAGTCGCAACCGCATGGTAAGCGTTAGATAGCGATGCCCTTTTCGGCCAAGGCTTCCAGGTCATCATCATCTATAATTCCTCTTTCGTAAAGACGGCGGATATCTTCCAGACCGTAATGTCCTGATTTGAACATCTGAATAACTCGGGCCAAATTGAAGTAAACTGAATCGGCGGCATCGTAGTCGCCTTCATCACCAAATTCCATAAAGCCCCAATGTGCGAAAGCTGCGGACATCAGCGGTGCTTGCTCCGAACCGGCGTTAACGCGGTCGAATGCCTTAGACTCGCTGAGCTTGCGCCATTCCGCGCCCGCGATGGCGGTACGGAAACTGGCCTGACCATAATGCCTCAAGGTATCATCCCTGAAAGCGTCATAAAGCAGACCGGAAGCGTGCGCGACTTCTGCCGCTTGCATCGTTTCTACCGGGATGCCTGCCTTTTCCATATCGGTAATCAAGGAACCTGCTGCGGCCCTCTTGTCGATGATCCACTTAACAGGCTTCCACCTAGCGTGAAGTTCCTTAATTCGCTCAAGAAGCCAGCCAGTACCCTTCCTGAACTCGATGACCTGAATACCAGTTCGATTATCGGAGCCTCGGAATCCAGCTACAGAAATAGCGGCACAGCTACGGTCGAACGCAATGTCAACCGCAAACACGGGACGCTGTACACGCTCCGGTTCAACGCTCTTATCCTTAGTGAGCTTCCACCATTTCTCAGGGATAACTGCCCAGCCTTCGGCATCTGCGGGCCACTGCCCAACGCCTAGACGTTCGCGCCACCATTCAACTTCGTCGCCCTCGAACGCATCGCGTTCCTTCTGGATAAAGCGCTTAGTGATACGAATGCCGTATCCTGGGTTAGCCCTAGCTACTGCTTCTTCACTGTCGGGATCATCATGCTTATCGCAATCAAAATCACAGTACTCGTCGCAAATATCTGCTGAATACTCAATGTATAGCAGGCTGTCACTGGTGCCTGCAAGCCCTCGACGCCTGACCTTAGCGGCCTGCGTGGAAGTCCGCAAACCTGCGGAACCTGCATAAACGACTTGGGGGTTTGGTCGTGCTGAAAGGGAAGGGAGCGAAGCTCCGATTTTCCCCGCATCAAGAATCATGTCTTCGTCGTAGGCGATAAAGTCTCCGGTGAATCCTCGACCGGAACCGGCGCTACGCGCAATGAAGATGAGCCGCTTTCGCGCATCCTCGCGGACATGCTTGCCACCTGAACCAATGATAATGGTGGGCTTTGGGAGTGTTTCAATAAACTCGCGCCCGTAGGCTGACGAGTGACGACCGATCTGCTTCATCAAGTCGTTGTTGTTTTCGATTATGCGCCACACTCGCTGATAGTGTTCGCTAGCAGTTTTGTGTTCGTGCGCTGTATGAATTAGGAGTCGGTCTGACTTAACGCAGAATAGGCCGAACAATTCCCTAGCTTCATAAATCGAGCCTTTGCCGTTCTGCCTCGGTACAGTAAGTTTTACCTCAAACGCGGCCCATAGTCCGTCGCGATCTCGGGCTAGCATGTGTCGTAGTGACCACCGCTGCCAATCGTCTAGGTCTAGGCCGTGCTGCTTTGCATAATCAACAGCGTCGTTGCCTGCATCCAAGTTATGAGAGATTGGAATATGGTATAGGCGGGGGCGCTGGTCGCCAATTAGCGCCATAGCTATCCTTTATTCTAGGTTGTACTCCCTGGTTGAATTACACAGGTCGTGTGCAGGCTTCAAATTCTCGTAAGCATGTGTGCCGCCAAGGAATATCGGGATAACGTGGTCGGCGGTAATATCGCCCTTAGTTCTGAATGGTTTAAGACAGAGCCAGCAGGGCAGCCGATGCCGCCAAGCGTGGTAAACCATCTTCTTCTTGTTACGCTGATATTCCGGGCTCGTGTAGTGCCCGTTAGGCATATCAATATTTGTTCTCTAGCGACTCTTTATCCGTTGCTTTAGCTCGTGGCATGGTTTCGACCTTTTCTAGGGTGAGCCTAAGCTCCCTGTTAACGCTCGCTACAGCCACTTTGTCATCCTTGCCGTACTTAGCGTTACCATCCATCTTGAAAGTGGCGTTAGTTCCGTCTAGAACCTGCGCGAGATTGATCGCCATCACTTCCCATGCGCCGGTAGGTTCGAGAATTCCCCACTCGGTCATGGTGGTCCTGACACCCTGTTCGACTTGTCCAGGTTCC